TCTCCTGAACCTGATTTTTATAAGGATGAAAACGGTAATATTGTTATGAGTGAATCTTACCATATTAAAAGAGGAAGTTGTTGTGGAAATAGATGTAAAAATTGTCCTTACGAACCTCTCTATCAAAAAGGTAATAAAACCTTTAAAAAATCACTACGAAAGTAGTGATTTTTTTTATTTATATAAAATATACCAATATTATATTTATTAGATATGGCAAACGGAGTAACATATGGTATAAATTTTCCATTTCTTGATTCATACGTTGGAAAATATTTAGATTGTTCTGATAGTACCGAAGAGGAAATAAGGACTAATTTAGTTCATTTACTTTTAAGTCGTAAAGGTACTAGATATTTTTTGCCTGATTTTGGTAGTAGATTATATGAATATATTTTTGAACCATTAGACGGTCCAACTTTTAGTCAAATTGAAGATGAAATTAGACAATCTGTTGAAACTTATTTACCTGGAATTACAATTACAAACATAAAAATAACTGACGCTTCTATGGATGAAGAAAGTAGGGGAACATATATTAACGGTGAAGGAAAAAGAGAATTTACTGTTAATAATATTTCACAACTTGAACATACCGCAAGGATTAGAATAGATTATAGAAATACTAATTCCGCATTTGATGCCAGTGACTTCGTAATTATTAATGTATAATAGATATGGCTAATAAAAAAATTTCATACACCACAAGAGATTTTCAAGGGATTAGAACCGAGTTAATCAATTTTACCAGAACTTATTACCCCGAATTAGTTCAGAATTTTAACGATGCGGGGGTTTTCTCTGTATTTTTGGATTTAAATGCTGCTGTAACAGACAATCTACACTTTAATATTGATAGAAGCATTCAAGAAACGGTATTACAATATGCACAACAAAAATCATCAATATATAATATCGCCAGAACCTATGGTTTAAAAATACCGGGACAAAGACCTTCTGTTGCGTTAGTTGATTTTGCAATTACCGTACCTGCGTTTGGAGATAGGGAAGACTTAAGGTATTGTGGTATATTGAGGAGAGGTTCACAAGTTAATGGTGCAGGACAACCGTTTGAAACTGTTTATGATATTGATTTTGCATCTGCGGTTAATGCCGAAGGTTCCCCAAATAGATTAAAAATACCAAATTTTGATGGTAGTGGTAGATTGTTAAATTACACTATTGTTAAGAGAGAAGTTGTGGTTAATGGATTTACAAAGGTGTTTAAAAGAACTATAACACCAAACGATGTTAAACCATTTTTTGAATTATTTTTACCTGAAAAAAATGTATTAGGAATAACAAGTGTTCTTTTAAAAGACGGTACACAGTATAGTAATGTTCCACCACCACAAGAATTTTTAGGTATTGAAAATAGATGGTATGAAGTTCCTGCTTTAGCGGAAAACAGAGTCTTTATTGAAGATCCAACAAAGGTTTCGGATCAACCTGGTATTAAGGTAGGTAAGTACATTACAACGGATAGTAAATTCATAAGTGAATACACACCTGAAGGTTATTTAAAGATGACATTTGGTGGTGGTAATGTTTCTGCCGATGAGCAATTAAGAGATTTTGCAAGAGACGGTTATACGTTAGATTTAAGTAAATACATCAATAATTTAGCGTTAGGGTCGGCATTAAAATCAAACTCAACATTATTTGTTCAGTATAGAGTTGGAGGTGGGCAAGCAACAAATTTGGGTATTAATATTATTAATCAAATTGGAACCGTTTCATTTTTTGTTAATGGTCCTTCAGAATCAATAAACACAACCGTAGTTAATTCATTAGCATGTAATAACGTTACCGCAGCGATTGGAGGTGCAAACGCCCCAACAACAGAAGAAGTTAGACAATATGTATCATTTAATTTTGCGGCACAAAATAGAGCGGTTACGATAAATGATTATGAATCTATATTAAGAAATATGCCATCACAATTCGGTGCGCCTGGTAAAGTAGCAATTACTGAAGAAAATAATAAAATAAAAATCAAGATGTTATCATACGACTCAAATGGTAAGTTAACTGAAGTTGTATCAAATACTTTAAAAAATAATGTTGCTAATTACCTATCAAATTATAGGATGTTGTTTTAGATGCTAGTCAAAATCAAGGTTCTGTTGTTACAAAAATAATTGATATTATTACCAACTATTTTAGTCCATTACAAAGACAAATGGGTGAAAATGTTTATGTGTCAGAATTAAGAAGACAAATACAGAATGAAAACGGGGTGATTAGTATATCTGATATGTCATTTATTAATAATGTAGGAGGTCAATACTCTTCTTCCCAAACGTCACAAGCATATTCAGATCCGGTAACAAGAGAAATTGGTTTAATTGCGGATACCATATTTGCGGAACCAACACAAATATACCAAGTAAGATTACCAAATAAGGACATTAATGTGAGGGTTCTTAATTTGAAGACGGTCAATTTCTCTTGATGATTTATTTTTAGGATAAAAGAATTATTTTTTGAAAATAGGAAATAAACTATTTATCAAAAAAAGAATTTAATGCCAAAATCATATAGAATAAGAACCCAACCAGGGGTTGATAAGTCAATTAAAATACAATTAGATCAGGATTTTGAATACTTGGAGATTTTATCACTTAAAATACTCCAAAGTGACATTTACACCAGAGTTTGTTCTGATTATGGTGTTGTTGTTGGTAGAGTTTTAGTTAACGGAGGATTCGGAGTTCCAAACGCAAAAGTATCCATTTTTATTCCAATTAGTGATGAAGACGAAAATAATCCAATCATATCTGAACTATATCCATATAGTTCATTAGATGATTTAAATGAGGATGGGTATAGATATAATTTATTACCGTATACAAAATCATACCCAAGTCACGCCGCAACAGGGACGTTCCCAACGAGAGAAGATGTTTTAACATACGATCCGTTAATTGAAGTCTATGACAAATATTATAAATTTACCGTAAAAACAAATGAAAGTGGTGATTATATGATATTTGGTGTTCCTACAGGGACACAAACTGTGGTTATGGATGTTGACTTATCAGATATTGGGTGTTTTTCTTTATCACCACAAGATTTAATAAATTCTGGATTAGCAACAGAATCACAAGTTGATGGTAATAAGTTTAAATCATCAACAAATCTTAGAGAGTTACCACAAATTATTAGTCTAAATAAAATTGTTGAGGTACAACCATTATGGGGGGAGCCTGAAATTTGTTTATTAGGGATAACAAGAGTTGATTTTGATTTGACAGGTTCCGCAAATGTTAATATACAACCCACATCGGTTTTTATGGGATCAATATTCTCAACACCTGATGAAGATTCTGTTAAAAAAAGTTGCAAACCAAAGATAAACACAGGTAATATGTGTGATTTGATTGCTGGTCCTGGACAAATTTTAGCAATCAGACAAACAATAAATACTGATCAAAATGGTGACCCAATATTAGAACAATATAGGTTAGAGGAAGATGGTAAGTTAATTGATAGTGATGGTGTATGGTTAGTAAATGTCCCTATGAATTTGGATTATGTTACAACAAATGAATTTGGGGAACAAGTTTTATCTAACGATCCAACAATTGGGATACCAACAAAAGGTAGATATAGATTTAAGATAAAATGGCAAAACGAGCAAGGTTTACAAAATAACTTTATGAGGGGGAATTATTTGGTTCCAAATGTTAAAGAGTATGGGTGGAACGATAATTTACCTAATACCGACCCATTTAATCCTGACGCTTTTTCGCAAACATTTGATATACCAATAGCAACAGGTTTTACAACAGATAGTTTTATCCTAAACAAGGGAGGATTTATTTTAAATAGTTACACAAACACACAACAAGTTAGTATCTCAATTAATGGTATTCCTTATTATGGGGGAACTGAAAGTGTGCCATTACCCAATGTCGTAAATACAGTTACAATATCCGCCATTCCAATAGATAATACTCAACCTATGTTGTTCAATTTTACGTTTTTTGCTCAACCATATTTTGAGGTATTAAAATCGTATGCTTTTAGTTTAGATTGGGATGATTATGCAAACAAACAAGAAGCGATTAATTGTGAAGATACGTTTTACGAATTTAATTATAATAAAGTTTACACGATTAGTGGATTTATTGATAGGTTTAAATGTGGTAGTAATAGATCAAGACATTTAGGGATAAAAGAAATAACAGATAGGGCTTGCCAAAGCGAAAACAATAAATTACCAGTAAACGATCTACAAAGGAATTTTGATTTCATCTTCTTTTTATTTTCATTGTTATTAACAATTGTGTCACCAATGATAGTTGTGATAATAATTGTTAATCACGTACTTGCGTTGATATATCCAATCGTTGTTGAAGTTGTAAATTTCATTGCGGATTTGGTTAATGGTATTGTTTATAGTGCGTGTAAGGCGATTAACTCTTTAGGTGGTAATCTTGAGTGTAAAAAAGAAGTGATTGCACCTATGAGTGATGAAAATCCATTTAAGAGATTAGGATTACCTATGATGACTTATCCTGATTGTGAAGTGTGTTCTTGTCCTGATGAGAGTTTAAATACAGTAAATACTATTGCAATATCATTAAGTGCTGCGGCATTAAGTATTAACCAATCATTATTAAGTGATTTAAACACTATTGGTAATTATTCTCAGTGGACATTATCACCAAGTATTAATCCTTGTGGTGGAACTATTAGTGGCGCTGACCAAACACTTTGGGATCAAGGATCACAACAACTTTTCGCGGGTATTGCTAATCCTGCTAGAACATATTATAAAGTACCATTGTGGGAGGAATTAGGTCCAGGTGGGGCATCTGCGACATCAGGAACATTTTTTAAAAGATTTGGAGACGGTTTAACGTTGGCACAGTCAATGAATTTGGCGAACATTAGACCTAGATACTTTGATAATACCGCTAGAAACAGAATTACAGTAACACCAAACCCTTCTATTGTTGGTTCCACAACATTAGGTAATGGAGGTAATTCTTATCAGGATTTATCATTAATTGTTTTGGTTGATCCAGGTACCATAAGTCAGTTAGAAGGAAAAATTATTGCGTTTACTAACCCTTTAAGTACTAATGACCCGAATGTGTCAGGTGGTACTGTTAACCAATTTAGTGGAAATGCGATAACAGGAACAACACTTGGTAATGGAACATATACCGTACCATTAACCTATATGGATGGTAATGGTAATAACATTACATCAAACATAACGGTAGTAAGTAATGAAAGTGAAAAACAATATTTATATCGATCTGGTATTGAATACTTCCAAGTAGTAACAGGATATACGTGGAATCAACTTACATCGTCAACATCACCATATTTACCTTTAGCCACTACGGGACCGACTAGTGTTATTAGTGGTGGTGTTTTGTGGAAATATTTTTATGGTAATAAAATATCATACATAAGTAATACTCCTGGGTCACACACACCACCTTGGTATTGGTTTAATGATTATCAAAATCAAGAATTATTAATATTAACAAGAGGTGTTGACCCATATACTGAAAAACAAGAAATTAAATATGATTTATCGGAATTATTTGGTAGACCAACAAATACAATAACAGTAACCGGAAATTATCATCTTAACATACCAATACAACAAAATTCAGGTAACCCGACTTATTATCAAGACCAACAAACACCTGAAAGTCATAGTTTGGCA